ACAACTGGTGACCAAAATGTTATTATTGGTTCTAATGCAGATGTTAATGGTGCTGATGCTCAAAATCAAATTGTAATTGGGTATAATGTATCAGGACAAGGAAATAACACAGCTGTGATTGGTAATGATTCTATAACTGCATTATATGTTACTTCAGATGCTGGAGCGGACATTCATGGTGGTAAATTAGCTCTTGGATTAGCAAGAACAGACCCTTCCTCAATTCTACATGCAGCAGTAAATACTTCCACTACAGCATCACCTCATATAATTCTTGAACAAGATGGGGCAGGAGATGCTTCTATTAATTTCTTATTAGATGGAGTGGTTAATTGGTCTGCTGGAATAGATAATTCTGATGGAGATAAATTTAAAATTTCTACATCAAATGATTTAGGTAATAGTCCACGATTAACTATAGAACCAGGTGATGGAACTACAAACATTCCAGGAACTTTATCAGTAGGCGGAATTCTTCAAGTTACCTCAAGAATAGAAGCAAGTACTGTAGCTACTCACAAAACTGGCGCGATTGCAAGTGGTGCACAAGCTGATTTGGATGTTGGTGGAGCTAATATGGGTTATTGGACTGCTCATTGCGAAAGTGGTAATAACAACGTTGGAGCGTTTGGAAGTTTCTATTCTCCAAACTCAGGACAAGGAGTTCAAATAACTACATTAGGAAGTTTTGCAGCAGGAGTTAGCACAGCAGTAACTTTAACAGTAAGTGTGACAGGAACAAACATAAGAGTTACTTGTACTTCTGGAACTGGTGGTGGAAAAGTAATTGCACTGGGATGGACTTAATGGTTAAATCATCAAGAATTAAAAAATTAATATGTATATTAAACGGAGAATATAATGGCTTATAGAGTAGTTAAACAATTATCACCAGCACCAACATCAAGTGTTGATAGAGACGGTAATAGCTTTGATGACCCTTGGTGGGTTGAAAGAAATAATATTTGGGTATCTAAACTTAGTGGGAGTAGTGATGCATTATGGCAATATAGTGGTAGTGATGCACAAGCAAACGCCACTACAAAAATGAATGCGTTAACAGGTTCTGATGACACAGGTCGTTTATATAAAGTTGTAGAAGTATAAAAAAAAGTTTATTTTAAAATATTAGGTTATATTTATTATAACAATAAAACTATAAAAAATAGGAGACTATAGTTATGGCAGAAGCAAATATATCATCAGATGGAACACAATTCACAAATATTCCATCAGAATCCAAAGATATAAAATTCACAGATGATGAATTAAAATCATTACAAGAGTTACAGACAAAGTATCAAGAAAAACAATCAACATTAGGACAGTTAGCTGTTCAAACTATTTTACAAAATCAAAGAACTGAAACTCTTAAACTTCGCACTCAAGAAGTTGAACAAGAATATCAAACAGTTCAACAAGAAGAAAATGATTTAGTTAAAAAGTTAAACGAAAAATATGGGCCTGGTCAATTAGACCCAGCTACAGGTGTATTTACACCAACCACTTAACATTTTTATTTAAAAAACAGTCTTAAATCTTTATTTTGAAGAGTTTACTTTATACTTATAGTAGTATAAGCAGTTGGCTTTTACATATAAAAATATAAGATTTTAGGAGAAAAAATATGGCAGAACGAATCGTCTCACCTGGTGTTTTTACACGAGAAAGAGATTTATCATTTTTACCTCAAGCAATAGGTGAAATTGGTGCAGCAATCATTGGTCCAACTAAGAAAGGACCGGCGTTTACTCCAACACAAGTAACTAATTTTCAACAATTTGAAGATATATTTGGAGGAACAGACACGAAATTTTACGTACCACATACAGCAGAACAATATTTGAGAAGTGCTGGTGTTGTTACAATAGTAAGAGTTTTAGGATTAAACGGATATCAAGCTGATACAGTTCAACTTGTAGTACATAGTGGGTCGTATCAAGGTAACACTCCTGATGGAAGTGGGTTTACCGCAACTACCGCAACACAGTCACTAGCTATATTAGCACCTTCACGAGGTTCAAGTGGTATTGGTGATTTAAGTAGTACTACAGCATCGGGTAGTTTTAGTTCGTTTAATTTACAAGTTTCAGGTAGTAATGTCACAGCAGAACCTTATGTAATTTCATTTAGTACACAGAGTGCTACTTTCATAGATAAAGTTATCAGTCCAGATGCACAGTCTGAAAAAGCAGGTGCGACTGATTCATCAGTTTATGTTTATAAAGTATTTGGGGAAACTGCACACTTAAACTTTGGCCTTAATCCAAATACAGGTACTGATAATGCATCAGTAGTTGCTATTAACAATGCAAACGGACTTGATTTTACAGGTGGTGTAAATACTATTAATGGAAAAGGACAAGATGATACATTAAGTGCTTGGACTGGAAATAAATCATTTCAATCAGCAAGAACACCATATCTACAATCACAATTAATTAATGGTACACGATACGAGTTGTTTAGAGTTTATACTCGTTCACATGGTACAGATATGAACTCAAGTTATAAGATTCATATCTTAAACGTTAAAGATGCTGATGATGTAGCAGGTTCAGATTATGGTACATTTGCACTACAAGTAAGAGTTCATAATCCAAATGGAATTGATGATGATGATATAGTACAGACATTTGAATCATTAACACTTGACCCAACAGCAAGAAACTATTTTGCTAAAATGATTGGTGATAGATATGTAGAATCAGATTCAAACGGTAAATTAACATATTATGGTGACTATCCAAATTTGAGTAATCATATTCGAGTAGGTGATTATGGTAGAATGGAAGAAGACGGAGTATTTAAGTACCCAACAAACGTTGTCCCAATGGGACATGCAGCGATTAGTAATACAGTAGCAGGTGGTACTAACATCCCAGCAGCTACATTTCAAGAATTACAAGTCGATAGAAATGGTAATTTTGCTTCAACTATATTTTACGGATTTAAGTACATTAGCCTTGATAATAGACAATACTTAGGTCCAATTCCAAATGCAAGTGCAGTTGGAAATAACATAACAATGTCTCTTGAAGATTTCTTTGGACATACAGATGCAAGTGCATTAGGTAGTACATTTTCAGACGGAACTGAAAAAATTACTTTAGCGTTATCAAATATAGCTCAGAGAAAGTTTACAGTACCAATGCAATGGGGATTTGATGGGGTTAACCCAGCTACACCTGTTCACACAGGACCAAATATATCATCTGATGGTACAAACACACAAGGGTTCGACCTATCAACTTCAACATCAAATGGAACAGTTGAGTATAAACGAGCAATTAATACTGTTAGTAATCCTGATGAATTTGATATTAACTTATTAGCAATTCCGGGTGTTATTCACGGATTACACTCTGCCGTAACAAATCACGCAATATCAAAAGTAGAATCTCGAGCAGATGCACTCTATATAATGGATGCAACAGCGTATGGAGATAGTATTGATACTATGAAAACTGCAATCAAGACACTTGATACTAATTACGCAGCTACATATTATCCTTGGGTTAGAATTATAGACCCAAGTACAGACAGAGGGATTTGGGTACCACCTTCAGTAGTATTACCAGGTGTGATTGCTTACACAGACCAAATAGCTCACGAATGGTTTGCGCCAGCAGGTTTAAATCGTGGAGGTTTAACATCTGTAACAGATGCAAAGACCAGATTGACTCACGCTGAACGTGATGACTTGTATGAGAATAGAATCAATCCAATTGCTTCTTTCCCAGGTCAAGGAGTTGTAGTATTTGGACAAAAAACACTACAATCTAAACCATCAGCGTTAGATAGAATCAATGTTCGTAGATTGTTGATTGCATTAAGAAAGTTTATTGCAAGTACTTCAAGATACTTAGTATTCGAACAAAATTCAGCAGCGACGAGAAATCGTTTCTTGAATGTTGTGAATCCGTATCTAAATCAAGTTCAACAAAACAGTGGTTTAAGTGCATTTAGAGTAGTGATGGATGATTCTAACAACACACCAGATGTTGTAGATAGAAACCAATTAGTTGGTCAGATATTCATTCAACCAACAAGAACAGCTGAGTTTATTGTTCTTGATTTCGTAGTACAACCTACAGGAGCTACATTTCCTGAGTAAGTTTAACTTATAAAGTAGATGTAATGTATAATGAAAAGCCCCGATTTCGATTGGGGTTTTTCTTTTTTACTTAAAATTTGTTTAATTGATATTTATTTATGATAGAAATAAAAGAATTTTAGGAGAAAAACGAATGGCTGTATTAGAACCTTCAGAAATAATGTTTACACCGTTTGAACCGAAAACAAAAAATCGGTTTATTATGTATATAGAAGGTGTACCGGCTTATTTAATAAAAACAGCAACAAGACCACAAATTCAATTTGAAGAAATTGTTTTAGACCATATTAATGTAAAACGATACATTAAAGGTAAAGGTGCTTGGCAACCAATTGAAGTTACATTATATGACCCTGTAGTTCCTTCAGCTGCTCAAGCTGTAATGGAATGGGTACGTTTAGGACACGAATCTGTAACAGGTCGTGACGGTTACTCAGATTTTTATAAAAAAGATATTACTTTTAATATGTTAGGTCCAGTTGGTGATATAGTTGAAGAATGGAAATTAGTCGGAACTTATATCGAAACTGCAAACTTTGGTGATATGGATTATGCCTCAAGTGACCCTGCAGAAATTAGTTTAACACTAAAATATGATTACGCAATCTTACA